GTGTCGGCTATCTCAAAAGCTATTGGCGTTGACCCTGACAAGGTTGGCGACATGATTAGCAATAACAAATTGTCGGCTGAACAAATAGCACAGGTCAAAATTGCTGAGATTGAACTTCAAAAACAAGCGCAAGAACTTGGCCTTCACTTTGAAAAGCTAGAAGTTGAAGACCGTAAGTCAGCACGGGAGATGCAAGCCACTACTCGGTCAATGATGCCGCCATTGTTGGCTTGCGCTGTTACGATAGGCTTTTTTGCCATCATGGTGCTGATGTTTTTTAACAAAGTGGACAGCAGCAACCCCGCCATTTTGATGATGCTTGGCAGCTTGGGTACGGCATGGACAGGCATCATTGCTTACTATTTTGGATCGTCTGCTGGTTCACAAGCCAAGACCGATTTGCTTTCTAAATCTGGAGCATCTAAGTGATTACTGCTGAACAACTTAAAGAGCTGCACATTGATGACGATTGGCTAGAGCCTTTAAATGAGGCTATGCAGCGTTACGAAATTAACACGCCACTGCGTATAGCTGCTTTTATCGGTCAATGCGCTCACGAATCAGGCAACTTTAAAACCCTGCAAGAAAACCTGAACTATTCAGCGGAAGCCTTGTGCCGTGTTTGGCCTAGCCGATTCCCAAATCTTGAGGCAGCACAACCGTATCACCGCAATCCCGACAAGATTGCAAACAAGGTATATGGTGGTCGAATGGGGAATGGAACTGAGGAAACTGAGGAAGGCAGCCTCTATAAAGGCCGTGGCTTGATCCAGCTTACTGGCAAAGACAACTACACTTTGTGTGGTGATGCTTTGACTCAAAATTTCATTCATTCGCCTGATCTCTTATTGTCGCCAAAATACGCAGCACTTTCAGCAGCATGGTTTTACAACAAGCGTGGTTTGAATAAAGAAGCAGATGAAAAAGATTGGTCTGGTATGACTAAAAAAATTAACGGTGGTTTGATTGGTCTTGAAGACCGAATTAAACACATCAATCATGTTCTTAAAGTTTTAACATCTTAAGTTCGGCATCTTTTTTTGCAACAGCTTCCGCTGCATCATGTGCAAAATTGTATGAGCCAAGATGGTATCTTTTTTTATTTCTAATTATTTGTGCGACCCATTTGTTTGTTTTTGAATTTTTAACAACGCCAGTAAAGCCACTTGTATTGTGTTTTCTTACGTCAATGTTTAATTGATTTTCAGAATTGTTTACCTCTTTAAGGTTTGCAATTCTATTGTCATCTTTTAATCTATTGATGTGGTCAATTTGCTCATGAGGCCATCTTCCATTAATATAAAGCCAAGCAAGTCTGTGCGCGGTGTAGTTTTTGTAATCAATCATGATTTGCACATAACCTTTTACATTTTTACAATTGCTTAATGCTCCTGCTGCATTCCCTTTTACACTTTTTATTCTTGTAAAAAGTCCTGTGTCTTGGTCGTAAAAAAACAACTCTTTTAGTCTTCTTTGCGTCAACATAAAAATCCCAACAAAAAAGCCCACTAAGACAGTCTCGGTTTTAACCGTGGGGAGACACCGCTAGTACGGTGCAGACTGCCTTAATGGGCTTACTAGAACATCTCTCCCCAGAGATGTGGAAATTATATATCAAACACGTTTTGGACGTTCTTGAAAACTAACCGGAATGTAGGCGCAAGCCTCTGATGCGCTTGTTTCTACATTTACAACTGGAGTGCGTAAGCTAATTACTTGTTCAGGGTGACTAAACCAACGCCGACAATTTTTGCAGTAGTTATCAGGAAACACTGGTTCACACCGACAAACATCAGGCAGTAGGGGTGTCATCTTTGTACTCCAACTCAAGCAACAACTCTAGGTAATGAATGGCCTTGCGTATGTCAGCAGCGCCGCCTTTAGTTTTGTACCTAGTAACATATTTCACCACGTTCCCGGCACAAAAACCTAGATTGTTGGCGTGGATGTAAACAATTGGCTGGATGCCCTTGTCTTTGTAGTGATTGCCCGATACTTGCTTTTCAAGGGCAGAAGATGTAAGGTCAAAAATCATCACGATTCCTTTACAAAAACGCCATTTGGCAACAAAGTACCCTTGCGATGTTTAATTTGGCTGTAAGCAACCGCCATGCAACTTACAAGATCAATGTCTTGTAGGGCGCAATAGTTAACAAGGCAAACCATTACATCCCCGACCCCATCAATAATTCCTTCACGGTCTTTTTTAATGGTGGCATCAGCTAATTCGCCAATTTCAGATACGGCTTTAAGAAGCTGAGTCTCAGGGCTTGAATTAGGAATAATTTTCCTTGCTTCAGCCCATCTAATAATTTGAAGTTCAACTTCTGCATAGCTCATACTGTCCACTCTCTTTCATTGCGACCACTGTTTGATTTAACTGTTTTACCTGTTAGAACGATAAGGCACATGACCTTTAATTCGTTTAAGCGCCTTGCAACTTGATTGCTTTCAAGGCCAGTTAGCCTTGCAATACCATCCTTGCCAAGCGGCCCGTTCTTTTCTAAGCATTCAAGGATTATTTTGTGATGCTTGGCAGAAACTTCTTTAATGCTGTCTGCTGCCTCAAACGATGTGATGGGATCGTCTTTTCTAACCCTTGGGAAAAGGTCTAAAGGATGACCGCCAAAAAAATCTTTAAGTTTCATATTTTGTCCTGTTAGGTGGGGTACTCGCTGCGTCTGACTTCTTAGAGATCATCCTGCACTGTCTAGAACAATGACTCGTCAGCATCCGCTTTCCCCCGTTAATCAATCAGTACCGCCAACTTCCATTGTTTGTGGCTGTTCCTGTTCTTTGTACTGATGAACTAGCTTTTGATGCAATGGGTAAGCACCTGATTCTGTTGGTAGCTGTCCAAGAACACGGACAATAAAAGCGGCTTCATTTGTGTCAAGATCAAAAGTCATGGTTTCTCCAAGTTAAAAAGGTACGTCTGAATCATCAAATTGAACATTAAGGCGTTTAGGGCTAGAAGCCTGTTTAACGGGCTTATCTTCCTTTGGCTTGACTGACAGGCTCATAAACTTTTTACCCGTCTTTTCGCTTGTTTTAAGCCATCCTGACACCCACAAATCAACACCATTAACATTTATACTGCCTTTGTAATCTGGATGGTTGTCTTGTTGCTTGTCATCGTTTTTAAAGATGGCTCCGCGATTGGTGTTGTCGTATTGCATATTTATTCCTTTGCTTTTTTAATAGCCGAACGAGTCTTGCTGTCTAGCAATGACCACAGTCCGACCTTTTGATCAGCCTCAAGATTCTCTGAGTCAAGCCGTTCAAGGGCTTGCTTTGGGTTTCCTTCAGCCACGTTAGCAATCAACTCGACTGCTAATTCTTGAAGGTACTGCATTTCCTCTGAAGGAATAGTGTCTGCAATACCTTGCGATGGTGTGATGATTACTTTTTTGTCTTCAACAGGTTTAGATGAATCAAGAGCATCGTGTTCAACAATCTCTAGCGCAGCAACCCACAAGTATCTGCGGATGTACGTCTGCACAGCACCAAGATTCTGCACAGGATGACACCCTTTAAGATTGGCCTCCGACATGGGTGACTCAATCACAATCATTTCTTCAGGCTTGTCAGTGTTGATGATCCGCATGTCAGCAGACTCTTTGCCAAAGCTAATGATGCTGGTCAGGCCGACTTTTTCAAAGATGCTTAGAGCCGGGACAATGAAATCGCCAAGTTCAAAGTATTTGTAGCCAGCAAATTTGTTGTGGCCTGATTTTTTGAGTTCAATGCCGTAAAACATTTGACGGGCGACATTGAGTTTTTGATATACATTCATTTTGATTCCTTCAAATATTCTTGAGTTGTTTCATCAAGATCATTAAATTCAAGAAAGTGGTTTTCTTGACAGCAAGATTGTTTGTCTGCTCGTTCTTCAAGGCAGTACGCACAGAACTCAACCCCATCGTAGTCATTCATGATATTTTGCTTACGGGTTTGGACAGAAGCCACTTTCCACCAAGCTGATGAACGGATCGCGCCCATTTAAGTTGATAGCTACGGATGACATCTGGTGACGCATCGTATGTTTGAAACAATTGCCGTGCGTGGCGTAAAAGTGTTGTGTTCATTTGAACTCCTGTCTTGTTAAGACTCAATTTTATGGCTTAAAAACAAAAAAAACATTAGGACAAACCCTAATAGACAAGCGGGTCAACAATGATACTCTTGCCAGCATGAACACACCAGACCACCACGAAACTGTTGCAGCACAGGAGCTTTGCGTTACTGCAATCCAAGCTGTCAAGCAGTACACTTTTGATCCCAGTGACTTTGAGGCGGCTACTGTTGCTCTCTTAGCTCGGGCCATTGAACTCACCACAAAGAAAGAACTGACACTGTGTTACCAGCAAAACTCTACTACTTGAAGCAGCTTGAAAATGGCCCTCTAAGCCATAGAACGATCACCAAGCGCATGACAGGCAAATACCTAGACTCAGCAGCGGGAATTAAAGACGCATTGGTTGAAGACGGAATTATTGTGTGCGTTAAAAAAGTTATGCAAAGTGATGGCAAGTACAACTACCATCACAAACTTACTGGAAAACAGTTTGTTGTTCAAGAGCAACAATTTAATTCTGATGTTTGGGATGATGGATCAGCTAGGTCAAAAGGCAATGCGTTTGATTGGCGTGGCGCATCATCTGCTTACAGCAAAAAAGAACTTGTGCATTTGCAGCAGAAGTATCACAACAATTACCCGATCACCATTTACAGCAGGGCTTGAGTGGTGGTATGGTGTTTTGAAACCCGGATACCGAGGAAGTCATGAGCCTTGGGAAAAGTGAACTCCCCACCTTCCGTGCGTTTCTTTCTGGGAGCTTTGCGGAGTTGCTTAAATGCAAACACTAAAATTAAGCGCATCATTTTTTGTTGATGCAAATGGAATCGTTATTCCAAAAGCCAAAATACTGACTTTTGCAATAAAAGCCAAAATATTTGATAGAGATCATGGGAAATGCAAAATTTGTTTGTCTGATGTTTCATTTTTTTCAGGGAACACCGTGTCTCCCTTTAAGAAAAAAACAAATGCCCATGTCGATCACATTTTTCCTCGCTGTAGAGGTGGGCAAAACAATGAAAGAAATTTGCAACTTTTGTGTGTTTCTTGCAACACTTCAAAAGGGGCAAAGTAATGGCACGAATTCGCACAATCAAGCCCGAATTTTGGCGTGATGAATTGCTTGCTGGAATTACGTCAGAAGCGGCATTACTTGCAATTGGTCTTCTTAACCATTGCGATGACGAAGGTTATTTCAATGCCAATCCAAAGTTGGTTGAATCTGATGTTTTTCCATTAAGGGCGTTGTCAAAGAACACTACAGAACTGCTACGGGAGTTGTCAGTGATTGGTTACATAGAAGTTTTTTCTGGGTCTGATAGCAAGATTTACGGCAAGGTGGCTAACTTTGAAAAGCACCAAGTCATAAACAAGAAAACTCCTAGCAAAATCAAAGGCTTATGTGAACTACGACAAGACTACCAGACTTCTACCGTAGTGCTACCTACTGGAAAGGAAGGGAAAGGAAAGGAAGTGGAAAAGGAAAGGAAGGCTCCCAAGGTCGCAGCAACTATCGTTGCTTGCCCTCCTGATGTTCAAGAACAAGTTTGGCAAGATTGGCAAACCTTACGCAAAATGAAAAGAGCGCCAGTCACTGAAACAGTTGTTGAGTCTGCCAAAAATGAAGCCACAAAAGCCAATATGTCGTTTAACGATTTCTTGGTTGTTTGGTGTCGCAGAGGTTCTCAAGGGCTTGAGGCTGATTGGCTGAAGTCCCATGAAAAGCAATCCTTTGCCCAACAAGCCGCTGACGTTGCCCGAACAACAGTCCCTGCCCAACACTTTGGTCGTGACCCTGTGCTGCTTAAAATTGAGGCAGACCGTCAAAAGGCCGCACCTATGCCAGAACACATTCGCCAACAGATTAACCAAGTCTTGAGGAAAGTATGACAAGAACTTACGCCCTTAAACGCCTGTTGGAACACGGCGAACTTTCCAGCAAAGAGATTGAAGAAATCACTTGCTGGACAACAAAGCAAGTCTGGGCCAGCATTCAGCGTTTGCAAAAGACAAACATTGTTCGCAAGTACCCACAAATGAAGTGGGGCTTGATACAACTGTGGCCCTACCCATGACACGCAGACAGATTCAAGACGCTGGCGACAGATACCAGATTGAGTTGGGCGAAGCAAGGGTATTGCTTTGCACCTACCAAGTGACCAAGCAAAAAGTTCTGACTCAGGTCAGGATGGAATGGTTGGAAAAGAAGTACGGCACGGGTTCTGTAGCAAGGATTCGGTCTTATATGGTCAAGTTGCAAAACGGAGAATTGGAATGAGATACGCAAGCCGTGTAGACGCAAATCAGGCTGAAGTGGTTGCACAGCTACGAGCAGCAGGGGCTTACGTCTGGGTAATTGGTCTACCTGTTGACCTTCTTGTTGGCTACAACAATAAGACATTCTTGGTAGAAATTAAGGATGGCCCTAAAAAGGCTTTAACGAGGCTACAGCAAGACTTTTTTGGAAATTGGTCTGGAGGTACGTTGTGTCGCATTGATGGCCCTGAAGCGGCTTTACGCATGATTGGGGTTGGCAAATGATTAAAGAAAAAATGTTTGTATGTCCGTTAACTCTTGCAGACGCAAATGCTTTTGTTACTTTGTATCATCGCCACAATAAAAAAGTCCAAGGGCATAAATTTAGTATTGGTGCGACTTTTGACAACAATCTTGTTGGTGTAGCAATAGTTGGTCGGCCTGTATCAAGACATTTAGACGATGGATTGACAATGGAAATTACAAGATTAACAGTGCTTGATGATGCCCCAAAAAATACTTGCTCTTTTTTGTATCGTTGCGCTTGGCGCATTTGGTCCTCGATGGGTGGACAAAGAATAATAACTTACACAACAGAATCAGAAACAGGTTCATCACTTAAAGGTGCTGGTTTTAAAGTTGTTGCAAAATCGCCTTCATGGAAGGAGGGAACTGGGTGGACGACTAGAAGCAATCGAGTTTGGCAACCAGTTCATTCAGAAGGTAAAGTTCGTTGGCAAATTGATAAAGGACAAAACAATGCTTGAACAAAAAAAAGACGCTCCCGGCAACCCACCATATTGGGTTTGTAATAAATGCAATTGGGCTTTTACTGCGTTACGAGAAGCGACTAGCCATCAATGCGGAACAAAAACTAAAGCAACACCAGCTTATGTAAGTTATTCAAGGAAAAAGTAATTGAACACAACAAGATCAGACCTGCAAAACAAATTGATGCACAGCATCATTAACCAGATTGCCAAACAGTCTCAACTTCACGGTAGCCGCTGGTCAACTGAGTCTTGGAAGCGTTATCTAATAGACCAATGGGCGCATGAGAATGGCGAGTCAGCGTCTGTCAGCAAGGTAATGCCAAGCATTGACGGTTTAAGAGTGGTGCAGCTAGGACTGCAAAGCAGACGGTTTACTAAAGAGCAAGCCATCAGCTTTACTGAGTGGTTGATGTATTGGGCCAACACAAACGGGGTGACGCTTGAAGAACGCTGAAATTATCCATAAAGGCAAGGTTGCAAGTTTAGGCTGTGCGCTGTGCCATCACTTACATGGCGACCACGAACCCGGCCCTGTTGAGCTACATCACTTGCGAGAAGGTGGTTGGGGTAAAGGCGACTACAAGACGCTTATTCCGCTATGCGTTGAACATCATCGTGGCAATAAGGGTTTTCACGGGCTAGGCAGCAAGGGATTTGTTGACTACTATGACATCACTCAGCAAGAACTGCTTGAGTGGACACTTAACAAGATAGGACAGAAATGAACTACACAGCCATTGCAGCGGCTATGCAAGCCGAAATTGATGACAGCAAGAAACTGTACATGCCTAACAGCCCCGGCGCATTTGTGCGGGACAGATTGTTTAAAGATTGCCTTTGGGAAGAAGCAACGTGGTTTTGGTCGCACTATTGCGCTCGAAGCTTTGGCGACCCCGGCTTAGACAATTTGTACGTCCAGCTTGAGGAGCTTGCTGCTAACGAAAAAATGCCCGATTGGGGCACTAAGGGGACATGATGGACTGCAAACATTTATGGGAACCGTTAAACGATCTGCCTTTGTACAAGTGCGCTCGATGCGGCGCTTTTCTGAGGATCATCAAATGAAAGAGGTAACCGCATGAAAATACATTTGAGTGAAACAGAGTTTTTAAAAGCTGAACTAAAACGGTTGCAAGATGACATGCAAGCCCTTGCAGCACCTGTGCAGGAGCCTGTGGCGTGGCCCTGTGAAATTGAGGAAGCAGACTTTGAGCAGGACACCATCACTTTGAAGATGTTGACATCCGAATACGTTGTACGGGCTGGCAAGCACTGGCTGTCCACCACCCCACCCGCAGCACAGCGGCAATGGGTTGGGCTGACGGATGAGCAGATTAAAGCCATAGACGAAATGGCGCTGACAAAAAATATGGCAATCGTAATGACGATGCGGACACTCAAGGAGGTAAACACATGAGGAAGGTTTGTCGCCGCAAGATATATCAATTGGTCAACCCAATAGCACACGCAATTGCTGGCGCAGGTATTACAACAGACGATTGCCTTAAACAACTTAAAGACAAAGAGCTTGCCGCCATCGAATCTATGCGTATAGGCAACGCTACTGTCTACACATGGCAAGAACTGGTAGACATGAACAACATTTGTCAGGTTATGGCAAGGAACGGCATTGGGCCAGAAGCACTGCCTGATTCCATGATGGCTGAGATTGAGCTACAACATGCCGCCAAGCGATTTGAAGCCACAGGTAGGATGCTGCTGACAGGAACAGGTTTAAGGGCCATTAACGAAGTGTCAGAGTGGCATCACCTGCAAAGAACGTCAGTTAGCCGATCAGAATACGAGCGCATGATTGCCAAAACACGCAACAAAATACGCTCTCGCTCAAAAGATGTAACGGTTATAGAATAGCAACAGGAGAATCCACTATGAAATTCAGCATCAACGAAGCACCGTCCAATGTGATGGGAGAGTTTGCAATGTGTCTGCTCAACGGCGTAACAGCAGGGCATATCCACCACCTTGGCACTGACAGCTACTCACAGCACATGGCTTTGGGTGACTTCTACGATGGTCTTGACGATCTATCAGACAAATTCATTGAGGCGTACCAAGGCCGATACTCGAAAATAATTTTCGCGGAAAAGGCACTTTTTCTGGGAGAAAATGGTTTGGCGCTTGTTCAGTATGTCTGTGACCAAATCGAAAGCTATCGCAAGATGCCGGGATTCCCACAAGACAGCGAACTGCAAAACATCGTGGATGAACTGCTTGACTTGGCAGATTCCACTAAATACAAACTCAGATTCTTAAAATAATGCCACTCGTTAAAAAACAATCTGGATGGTATTGGGGTTCGCAAGGGCCATTTGATACAAAAGCAAAAGCACTGGCAGTTTCTCGCGCTGCTTACGCTTCTGGCTACAAACCACAGAGCAATGATGTGATTTCCTACAGGATTGACGAAAACGGCTGGAAACCATCAGCAATTTTGCTGAGAAAATTTGAGAAGGTTTGAGAAATTTTTTTTAGTTTTGCCAGATTTCCGGAAAGGGAAATTTTTTGCCTAGTCTGACTAGGCATTTTTTTATTAGTAAACAAGCACATCAAACCATTCAAGGGCAAATGCTGCAAAGGTAAGGCCCAACACAATGGCAAGGCTGATGTCTAAAATAGTTTCTTTCATGGGAACTCCTTTGATGGGGCCGAAGCCCCGTTGGTTTTATTTACAGCTTAAGCAATCACACTGGACAACACTGTGCTTTATGTCATCTCTTAATTCGCGCATTGAGTCATAACCACGAACATGTGATCTGTTATTTGGTAAACTGGCCTCATCAAAACGCCAACCTTTTGGCAAGTTAAGAATAAAACTACCGGGTTCGTCAGTATCGACATCGCGGGCTTTATCAAGTTTGTATTTCATGTCTTTTCCTGTTGTTGATGACTCTATTATCTACTTGTCCACAATAAATTCCATAGGGAAAACCCTAACATTGCACACTAAAAACCCTAATGGTTTTATATACAGTACATTGACAAGATGCCATCAATACCTAAGACACAATGCGCTGAGTACCAATGCAAAGGCCCAAGCATCAAGGGTTCTGTCTACTGTGTAGATCACGCACCAGTAGCAAAGACAAGTGAAGACCGCAAAACCTTTAACGCGCACTACAACAACAAAGCATGGCTATCAATACGCAAAAGGCAGCTATCAACACAGCCACTTTGCCAAGCCTGTTTGTTAGATGGTCAAGTTATGTCAGCTAACCATGTTGACCATGTGTTTCCTTGGACAGCAATAGGTGAACACGCATTTAGACGCAACCTTTTTCAAAGCCTATGTGAGACACATCACGGGGTCAAATCAGGGCTAGAGAAGAAGGGTGTGTACAGGCATTACGTTGAGCCAGTTAAAGACTACACAACGCATGACTATGCTTACACCATGCTGGCAGAGTAAATGAGTTAGCGTAAGACCTAACGCAAAAAGCAAAAATAATTATTTAGAAACTAAAAATCTAGGGAATCGTTAAAGAG